TCGGACGGCCAGCCCGCCTGCGGCATCTTGCTGTATGGCCGGGCCTGCGGAACGCCATACGCAAATATCGAGGCATTCGGAGGGTCGAGTCCCGACTTGCGCGTGTCGGCGAACTGTGACCAGCCGGACTCCCGGTTCCACAAGTTCAGCCAGTCGGACCAGTTTGTTCCGGAGGACCAGCTGGGCATGAGCTGCTTGGCTAGAGACTGGTTCTGGCTGGGGGTTCCTCCGCCCGCACCAGCTGACGCTGCTGCGGCTGCTGCAGCTGCCTGTGCCTTGGCAGCAGCTATGGCAGCCTGCAGAGCGGCATTTGCAGCAGTATAGAGAGCCGATGAGGTAGCACGTGCAGCGTCCGATTCTACAAACCCCGGAGCAGCTAGCAAGGCGGCATCTCCGACAAAGCCTCCGCCGGCGAACCTGCCGGCATTGATGGCGTCCATCATTCCAACGCCATACCTGTCAACTGAGCTAGCCCTGATTACATACTCGCCAGAAGATACCGCGATGATCTTGTCGTCAGCAGTGGGACTGCCGTGTCCCCCAATGTATCCACCTTCGGCGTGCGGGCTCGCCGCGCCACCGGCACTAATGATGTACTGCTTGCCGTCCGAGCCGGTAATGGTCACATACCCAGAGCCGCTAATACCGAAGTTCAGGTTGGTACCGTGCATCTGGTTGACCTGGCGCTGTAGGCCGTTAACATAGTTTGTGGCCTGCTGCGCCGAGAACCCGGCATTCTCCAGGTCCTTGATTAGCTGTGCCCGCGCGGCGGCAGTCTGCGCCGAGGCGTTGCCGGTGTTCGTGATAGCCGCAGCGAAGATCTTGATCTGTGCGGTAGCTCCGCTAGACTGCAGCAACGCTTGCTGGAACTGCGCGTTCAGCTGCTGCTGCAGAACACCGGCTAGATTCGAGGCTGATATCAGGGTCTGGTCTACAATGGACTTGAATCCCTGCAAGCTAGTCTGGTTGTGCTGCACCCATGTGTTTAGGTTCTGCAGGCTAACCGTGTTTGGGCCCAGAGCGTTATTGATAAGGTCAACTACAGCGATCCGGGCAGCCTCGTTATTGCCCGCATACGTAAGCAGGGTACCGGCCATTGTGGCCACAACCTTGGTCAGGTTGCTAGTAGTAACGTCCTGCGCGTTTAGCGAGTCAATCAGCTTCTGGGCAGCGGGTATCGCCTGGCTGTAGTAGTCTCCGGCCAGCTGTATACTCTGGGCGTTTAGCCCATTAATGCTAGCGCCAGCAATAGTAGCGTCATTGGCCAGGCCGCCAATAGCCTTGCCGCCAGCTCCCACAGTACCGACAATGGTCTGCTGGAAGCTAACAAAGCCCTGCTCCCCGGCCAGTAGCGTATTTGTGACAGCGTCCTCGGCCTGCGTCAGAGCCTGCATAGCCGTGGTAACCTGGCCAAGAGCGTTCTTGCTGTCCCCAGCCTGGAAGTTCATAGCATTAAGCGCTGCGGTATACCGCGCACTACCGCCTGTGCCTATCAGCAGAACATTGTTGAACGCCTGCGCCTCGATTAGCGCCTCGCCCCAGGTCTGCTTGTCCTTGGCTAGTATCTGGGAAGAAGTAACCCCAGCTGCATTTAGCACGGCCCAGGCGTTCGCCGCACTGCCGAAAATTCCGGCAGCCTGCGATATGTGATCATTAACAGTCTGCTGGTCACTCTGCAGCATTTTCAGGCCGGCAGCATAATCAGCAGCACTCTGCTGCAGCTGGTGGTACTGCTGTAGTACTGCTCCCTGGCTGGCAGTAGGCCGACCTACAGTCTCAGCCACCTGGATAGAAGCCAGATTCTCCTTCGTAAACTGCTGCAGCTGCTGTGTGGCTAGCGCCGCAGCAATGGAGGTCTTGCTATATGCGGAAGATAGATCATTGGCCAGACTGGTCAGCGGAGCGTTCTGCAGGTTCTGCTGGACTCCTGCGAAGAACTGCTGTGTAGCATCCTTTGCAGTTATCAGCTTAAAAACCAGGAAACCGACAGCAGCTGCCGCCACCGATATCCAGCCCCAGGGCAGAGCCGCAGCAGTCTCAGCGGCAGACGCAAAGCTCAGCATAGCGCCAGCAGCAGCGGTAGCGCCTATCCTCTCGAGACCTAGCGCTACATTGAGCAGCAGAGAGGCCAGAGCGGCCAGACCCCTAGTGGCCAGTACAGTAAACGCTGTTGCCAGTAGGCCGATGTAGACAATAGCGCCATGCGCGGCCAGGCCAACACTAAGTATCCACTGTCCAATACCCGAACCTACCACTGACTCTATGGCGTGCGTAACTGCATCAAATGCGGTACCGATGATCTGTGCATATCCCGGTAGAACCTTGAGGATATTGCCGATAATACCGCCAATGTTTCCAATGCCGGTACCCCATATGTTAAGATCTGCAGCCGCATGTGACGCGATAGTGCTGAATGTACCGCCCTGCGTGACGGCGTACGCAAACCTAGCGCCTAGATCATCAAGAACCTTGCCGGCACTCGTGGCTATGGTGGTGAATACACCCGTGTTCTTGCCGGCAATATAGAGTGCTTCCCCGGCGAGTACGTACACCTCCGGCTGTACCGCTGCAGCCATGGCCTGGAATCCGCCGGTCAGAGGCCGCACAGACTCACTCAGGGCACTGTTAGCCTTCTGAACATTCTGGAGCTGCTGCCAGAGATCCTTAAAAGTCGGTATAGAGGCTCCAGCGAACACGCCGAAGGCTATAGCTGCCGGTATCAGGGTGCCAGCGGTCTCGATGATAGCTTCAGCGAGTAGATGCCAGTTGGCAGTAAATGAGATAATGTGGCTGATCCAGATCGGCATCTGCGGGAACAGCTGTGCAACCGCACCACCGAATAGGTGGACCCCACCCGTCAGGAATCCCCATCCAGCGCCACCAGCAACATATGCTGGTATGCCGGCCAGAATGGCGTTAGTCATCAGGCGTGTAGCGAATGACGCCTGGTTCGTGGCTGTGGTGTTATCCTGCGCAACCTTGGTGTTGGTAATGGCCGCAGCAGTCTGTGCGGCGTAAGCCAGGCGAGCCGCGTCCCTGGCGTTACCTGCCTGCGCGGCAGCTGCCGCTGCCTGCAGAAGTACATTCACAGACTGCGCAGTAGCCGCATTGTCCTGCTGCACGGCAGTCGTGTTCTTGACCTCAGCCGTAGCCGCAGCCGCAAGCGCGGTAGCCATGGCGGTAGCTTCTGCTGAGCCCCGCATCTCCGCACCCGTAAGCTGGTCCACCGCCGCAGTAGCGGCCGCAGAACGACTGCGCAGCTCGTCTACCAGAGAGTTAGCGGTAATCAGGCCCGTATCGCTAACTCCCAGATTGAAGTTCCCGGTAATGGAAGTGGGTAGCTTGGGAAGCTCCCCGACGGCGAAGTTGACCGGGATGGTCTCGCTTAGACCACCCAGCTTTCGCAGCTGGTCTGTGAGCTTACCCTCGTTGACGTTAACGTCCAGGATGTCGGAAATGCCAGCCTGGCCGATTAGGCGCTTGAGAAGCTGTAGCTGCGTCGAGATTCTTCCGGGCTGGACATTGACGTCAGCGATGTCGGCAATACCAAGAGCCTGCATCTTGGCGCGTAGAGCAATCAGGGAGGCCGTAGCCTCACTGGTGTTGATCTTTATGTTGCCGATATCGCCGAACGTCTTCCCCAGGGCGGCAGCTTCCGCTCGCAGCGCTACCATCTTGCCCATGACCGAGTCGAAGGCTGGACCGGATAGATCCTTGGCCGTGATGGTAATCTCTACCTCATTAGCCATAAGTCTCACCTTCTTCCGGCCGCGCGAGCGCTACAATCTTTAGCTTCCGGATCAGATCAGCAGGCTGATCCAGGATGCCACCCTCGTGCGGTAGAGCGTGAAACCTATCACAGAGACCGATGAGGATCTCGGCCTCTATGAGTTCTTCTGGCTTTCCGATGAGCTCCCCAGTCCGAGTGACTGCTCCTCCGAAGTCTCTCCATTGGTTGATGGCTCGCTCGAGAGATTTGGGATGGTCACCATCGCTCTCTGCCACGCGGCCATGACCATGGAGATGAGGCTGCGCTCCTGGCTGTCGATGCCCTCGCGAGTGCAGGGTACCGGCTGGCCGGTGAGGTCCTCCAGGTCCCAGGACACCAGGTACTTCACGAACAGGTTGAGCACCCACTCGTTGTGCTGGGAGACTTCTTCGAGCCGGGCAGCGAGCTCGCTGATGTCGATGTCCTGGGTGGAGCTAGCGGCTCCCACCAGGCCCGTCATCTTGTTGTGCTCCCCGACCGTGCAGCAGCCGACACGGACGTGTAGGCCGTCGAGGGGCGTGCCCTCAAAGGTCAGCTTGTATACAGTGGGCTCCGGGCGGAATCCCATGGGTTTCCTCCTTTGTCGTGCGGAACGTGGATGCTTGCTCAGTTGACGGTCCAGGTGGGAACATTGCCGTCGGCGAGCTGCCCCGGCACCTGCCAGGTGAGCTCGCCGGTGTTGGCACGGGTGATCTGGTAGTCGGTCAGGACGCAGTTGACCGCCAGCTTGGGATTGCCGGTCGTGGTACCGATCGGGTCGATCTCGACCGAGCGGACGACCGACGTGCTTGGTACTGTGCTGAACACGGCGTGGCTGAGGTTGGCAGCCGTGTTGAACACGCCGTTGAGCGTTACGGTGTAGTCCGCGAGCAGCAGGATGGTCTCGTTCGCGAACTTGTCGACGCCGGTCACGTCCTGCGTGGCGCGCGGCGTTGTGAACGAGTAGTTGGTGCAGTCGTTGGTGATGGTCTGCGCGGTCTGGGTGGAGTCTGCAACCTTGATGACACCACCGAGGCCACTAGTCTTAGCCATGCCTGGTCACCCTCTCTGTACGGCAGTAGCGAGCATGTCCTGATGGATCGCGAAGTCTTCGATCCAGTTTTCGACAGTGCGGTGCCGAACTGTGGGTGTCTGACGCGGGTTACCGCGCCAGTCGCCTCCGGTCACGAGGTGAATCGGAGGACGTCCGATGGGAACCCGGTGTTCCGCCCATCGCATGCATATGGTACCGGGCTTGTAGACGAACTTGACCAGCGTGTCGCCGACCTTCTGCATGCTGGGCGAGCGCTTCTTGTCGTGCGTCAGAAAGTAGAACTGCTTCTCGCCCAGCTCGGTTCCGATGTCGACGGTGGTTACGAACCCGTACCGGAAGTCCTCGCATTCGTACTCCTCGCATGTGGCCGGACGCCAGTGCGTGCTGAGCGGAGCGACCGCCGTATACGT